GTACTGGTAGTACTTCTACTAATAATACATTTACAGGTGGTACTGTAACTGGTGCCACGCAATTTACTAATGGTATTACTGCGAATACAATATCAGCAACAACTTATTTTAATTTACCAACTGATATTAGAGTAACTGGTGGAACATATACAAATGGGACAGCTCTATTTACCAATAATACTGGTGGTACATTCAACGTAACTGGATTTAGTACTGGTAGTACTTCTACTAATAATACATTTACAGGTGGTACTGTAACTGGTGCTACACAATTTACTAATGGGGTTACTGCAAATACTATCTCAACTACAACAATATCAGCAACAACTTACCTTAATTTACCTTCCAGTGGTGGAGGGTTATCTTTTGCTCAAATATATTCAATAACAACATTAAATTTATAAATTATGATTTTTTTAAACACAATAAATGAAACATTAGAACTTAAAACTAGTTCTACAGCTGACATCGATTTCCAAATTAATTATGTGGATATAATTCCAGCTTCATCGGCAACGCCTGGTAGTAATCAAGGTAAGTCAACTATTATTGGTACAATAATACTATTATCCGCACCTTCTTCAACTATTTCAAGACAAATTAAATCTGTATTTATTAGAAATAGAAATACGACAACATCAAATACCGTATCTATAATTAAAGACGTATCAGGTGTTGAATATTTATTAACTGGTGATATTTTATTACAAGCTGGTGCTACTATCACATATGAAAGTAATATAGGTTGGAGTCTTGGTACTATCTTAATAAATACACTTACTAATGATTACCATACCGCTTATCAAGACTGGCAAGCGATTATTGACCCTGTAGCTCCAGCTGCTGGTGATTTAAGGGTTTACGCAAAACCAGTATCTGGTAGAATGTTACCAAAATGGAAAGGTCCATCAGGTCTTGACACGCCATTTCAACCAGCTTTTTTTGGTAATAATATTGTAATGTGGAATCCAGGATTAACTTCTGGAGCTATGATTGGTGGCGTACAAGCAGTTATAACTGCTGGTGTATCTACACTACCCAGTATTACTAGCAGATACTCTTCTTTGCGTAGAAGTGTTTTTACTTCAGCGACTGGGGTAAATACAATGAATAGTCTTAGAAGTGAAGCAGCTTTTTTTAGAGGCTCTACTACTGGTGCTGGTGGTTTCTTTTTCTTTTGTAGATTTGGTTTTACAACTTGGACAATGGGTGATAGATTATTTGTTGGAATGTGTGTCGATACTACAGCTTTATTAACCGCTGACCCATCCGCTAAATTTAATACTTTAGGGTTTGGTGTTGATGCTGCTGATATCGCTATTTCATTTATGCATAATGATAGTGTTGGTATAGCAACTAAAGACGCAATTGCTGGTCAACCAGCTTTATCTAGTAATAACGCATATGATGCTTATATTTTTTGTAGACCTAATGATACTACAGTTTTTTATAGATTAGATGACGTAACAGGTGGTACGACACTTATAGATACATCTACAAGTGTTGACCTTCCAATATCTACGACTATGTTAATTGCAACTTGTGGTATTGGGAGTGGATTAAATGCTACAGCTGGTGCTGCAGCTATTGGTTTAAATAGAATGTATATAGAGTCTGATTATTAAAAATAGAATTAAAATAATTTACATTAATAAATAAAAACAATATGTTTGGAAGTAAAAACACTTTTTTCTTACAAGATTCAATTATATTAGCTAATAAACGAAACCAATTAATTTTTTTATTAAAAGATATTTGGGATAGAAATAACATAGTAACTTCTTTTTATTTAGAAGCTTATGATTTCTTTTGTATTAACCCAAAAGAATTTGATGGTGCGACAATAGTTAAAGATTTAAAAAGTATACCTAATCTTGATATTCACGCTATGATTCATGATTATTTATATATAAAATATAAAGTATCTGTTAATTTTAAATATAAATGGTATGCAGATTTAATCTACGCAAAAGAAATGGAGTTAATGGGTGCGTCAGCTTATTCAACATGGAGTAGGTTTATAGGGTTAACAATATTTGGTGGGTTATTCTTTACACCAATAATGTATTTTTCTGGTAATAGAATGTCTAGAGATAAAAAGAGTAGTTTTTTAAAACTTTATACTTTTTTTAAGTCATAATTAGTCTTCATCATATATACCTTTTTTTGGTAAGCACTTATCATTAATAAGTTTTTCAACAAATGAAAACATCTTTAACCCATTTTCTTCACAATATTTTTTAAGTGTAGAATGGGTTTTTGTTGTTATTTTAATATTCTTATCTCGTTTCATTATAGTGTTTACGTATAAATATAGTAAAAGTATGAAAAAAGTATGATAGAATACATACTTTTTAAAATTAAATTTTATTAAGTCTCTACTTTTGTAAAAAACTGAATATTTATAATAAAGAAAAGAATAAAGTAAATAATATTAAAAAATAAAAAAAGAAATAATATGTCACAAAATGTATTCGTTAGTCCTGGTGTTTATACTTCAGAAAAAGACATTTCATTCATAACACGTCAAGTAGGTGTAACCGCACTTGGGTTAGTTGGTGAAACAACTATTGGTCCAGCTTTCCAGCCAATATTTATAACAAATTATGGTGAGTTTCAGTCATTCTTTGGTGGTTTAAATGCTACTAAAGTAAAAGATACTGGTGCTCCACAATATGAATTACCATATATTGCAAAATCATATTTATCACAAGCTAATCAATTATTTGTAACTAGAGTTTTAGGGTTTTCTGGTTTCAAAGCTGGCGAAGCTTGGGGAATAACATTGGATGCAGCTATTGACCCTGAAACAGAGGTTGTAACACAAACAGCTACAAATGTACCAACATTATTTACATTTCAATCAACAACTGGTGCAACAGGTAGTGTAACTAGTTTAACTTCAAGTAATCCAAGAATTCAAACATTATTTAATGCTGGTATATTAGACACAGCATTAACTGGGTTAAATCTTGCAACTGTAGGTATGACTGGAACTACAGGTACAGAACCATTATATTATAAAATAGCTAGTAATTTTAGTGGTATTAGTTTTACTTTTAGAGTTGGTTCAGTTGGTACTAGCGGTACTTTATTAACTGGTTCTACTAGTGGTGTAACAATTCAATACAGTGGAACATCATATACTGATTGTGAGAATCAATTAGTTGCTTTAATTCGTTCTAGAGGTACAATTAACTCTTCAACTGAATTACCAGCATTTGAGGTAACTGGTTCGACTGGTGTTGCTTTTGACCCATCTTATTTAGATGCGACTATGGACGCTAAAGGTGATTTTTCACTTAGTGGTAACTCAACACTACAGGGTTTATTCGATTATAACTTATCATTAGATTCAACAAAAATGAATTATATGCCTAGAGTATTAGGTGTTAGTGCACAAGATGGTAAAACAGCTTTATTCGTAGAAGAATTATATGGTAATTTATTTAATGATTTATATACTGCTGGTAAAATTATCGGTGTAAAACAAACATTAGTAAAATACGGTAAAACATTTGAAGAATATCGTACTCAATATCAATCAGCTGAAACTCCTTATGTTGTTTCAGAATTACGTGGTAATAAAGTATTAAGATTATTTAAATTTATAACTATTTCTGATGGTAACGCAGCAAATGAACAATTTAAAATATCAATCATTAATATTAAACCAGATGCTAGAGAATTTGATGTTTTAGTACGTAGTTTTTATGATACCGATGCACAGCCAGTAATATTAGAAAGTTATAGCCGTTGTACTATGGACCCTACTTCAGATAAATTTATTGGTAGAAGAATTGGTACTGTTGATGGTTTATATGTTTCTAAATCATCTTACATTGTAGTTGAATTAGACGAGTCTTCAGATACTAGCGGTGCATTTCCAGCTGGTTTTGTTGGTCTACCAGTTAGAGATTATAAATCAAATAGTAACACAACAGTTATTGAACCATCATTAACTTATAAAAAGACATATGGTGCATTTGAGAATAAACGTAAATATTATTTAGGTCTTTCAAATACTCAAGGTATTGATGCTGACTTTTTTGATTATAAAGGTATGCCATCTAATCTATCTTATGATAGTTGGACAGGTTTAACTAAAGGTTTCCACATGGATATTGATGCTTCTGGTGTTACTATTGATAACGTGGTTTTACCATTAGGTACTGGTGGTACTTACAACCCAATATTTGAGTTTGAAACGGGTAATGCTCAATTTAGAACAGATAATGGATTAACTGGTACTGATTATGAAAAAATTTATGCTCGTAAATTTACATTCGCACCTTATGGTGGTTTTGATGGGTGGGATGTTTATCGTACAAGTAGAACAAATAAAGATACGTACATAGTTAATGGTGCAAAGGGTATTAGTGGTAGAATTTCTGGTGCTTTTTCTTATAAAACATTAACAAACGGTGATATTGGTATAAATTCAGATTACTACGCTTATTTAGAAGCTATCTATACATTCCAAAACCCAGAAGCGGTAAATATTAATGTATTTGCAACGCCTGGAATTGATAATGTTGATAACACTAACTTGATTGAAGCTGCAATAGAAATGGTAGAACAAGATAGAGCAGATTCACTTTATATTATGACAACACCAGATGTAAATAGTGGTGGTGATATTATGAGTGTCGAAGACGTTGTTGGTTTATTAGATGGTGGTTTTGATAGTAATTATTCTGCAACATATTGGCCTTGGGTACAAATAAACGATACTGAAAATAATGTATTAATTTATGTTCCACCAACAAGAGATGTTGTTAGAAATATAGCATTCACAGATAATATCGCATTCCCATGGTTTGCAGCGGCTGGTATAAATAGAGGTGATGTTGACGCAATTAAAGCTAGAAAAAAATTAACACTAGCTGAGAGAGATGTTCTTTATGAAAATAGAATTAACCCTGTTGCAACATTTACATCTGATGGTATAAAAATATGGGGTAATAAAACACTTCAAGTTAAAGAATCAGCACTTAACAGAATTAATGTTAGAAGATTATTATTACAATCAAGAAAACTTATATCTGCAGTTTCTATCAGATTATTATTTGAACAAAATGATTCAGTTGTTAGAAACCAATTCTTAGGACTTGTTAACCCGATATTAGAAAATATCAGAAGTGAAAGAGGTCTTACTGACTTTAGAGTACAACTTTCAAATAGCCCAGAAGATATTGATAGAAATCAATTAACTGGTCAAATATTCTTGAAACCAACACGTGCTCTTGAATTTATTAAATTAGAATTTGTAATTATGAATACTGGAGCTTCGTTCTCTAACATTTAATAGAATATAATAAATAATTAAACCTCTATTTTTAGAGGTTTTTTTATTTTATTAGATATATTTATAATAAACCAATGATATGACTAAAATTAGAATAACAGAAAAACAATATGAGGTGATTCTTTCATATAAATCTTTATTGAAAGAGGGTGATGATGCGATTAAAACTGATTTAAAGGTTATTTTAGCTATTAGTGTGTTAATTGGGTTGAATATTACTGGCCATAATAAAATAATGGCTGATATGGCTTTAAAAGACAAAACAATATTTACTAAAATAAAAGAAACGTTAGAATCTAAAGATGATTTAGAAGAATTAGTAAAAGCTTTAGAGATAAAGGGACTTAAGAAACCAGAAAAAAAATTAAAAGATGTTATGGGTTCACTTATTAGTAAATTCAATACTTTATCAAATGAAAATGGTTTTAATATCAAATTATCACCAACTGCTATGGTAAATTTAAATAATCTAGATTCAGAATAAAAATAAAATAAATTATTTATAAAAAAAATAAAATATGAATATTTATAAATAATAATAACAATAAATTAAAACAAAAACAACATGGCTGATTTACTAATGAAAATGCCCTTACCATACGAACCTAAAAAGAAAAATCGTTGGTTAATTACATTCCCAGCTGATTTAGGTATCCAACAATGGTGGTTATCAACAGCTTCAAGACCTTCTATAACACAAAATGAAGTCGAAATTCAATTTTTAAATACATCTACATGGGTTTTAGGTAGATTTACTTGGGAATCAATCGATGTGGTATTCCGTGACCCTATTGGACCATCAGCAACACAAGCTATTATGGAATGGGTACGTTTACATTCTGAGTCTATTACTGGTCGTCAAGGTTATGCTGCTGGTTATAAAAGACCTGTTGAACTTGAAATGCTTGACCCTACTGGTGTTGTAGTTGAGAAATGGTTATTAGATGGAACTATGTTAACTAACGTTGGTTTTGGTGATTTAGCTATGGATGATGATAGTATTGCTGAAGTTACAACAACACTTAGATTTGATAGAGCTATTCTACTTTTCTAAAATTTAAATTTAAAAAATATGAGAAAAATTGATAAATCATTAAATATAGCAAAAGCTAATTTATTATCAGAACAAAGATATTTAACATCTAAGGGTATTATACGTGAAAGTGTTGAAAATGATGGTGCTGATGGTGATGAAACTGATATGATTAACTACATTAAAAGTTTAGGTGGATTAAAGGAAGAACCATTAAATGAATTATCACCAGAGTTAAAACAGAGAGCTTTTGATTCAGCTTCTGATGAAGCTAGTAAATTAAAAAATAGTGGGGATAAGGATAACTATAATCCATTAAAAGGTGATAGAAGATTACAACAAGCTAACACTATTGGTAACACGGTTGACCCAAAATTTATTAAAGTTGCTAACGATATTGGAACTTATTTAGGACTTCAAGCTACAGTAAAAAAGGTTTCAGACCCAAGAGGTGATAAAATAAGTCTTAGTTTTCATAAAGGTGGTGAAGTTGGTACATATGATAAGATTTTATTATATACTATAACTAAAAATGGTTATGATGATTATGTTAAAAATGTCCAATTACCAGAAAACTTCGCTAGGAGAATTGAGAGGTTAATAATGGCACTTCAACAAAATGAGTTAGCTGGAGAACAAACAGCAAGATAATACACATATTAAATAAAATTAAAACCACTTAGAAATAAGTGGTTTTTTTTATTTTACGTTAATTTTAATAGTCTTTACAAAAAAATAAAATTATATATATTTATTTTAAAGAGTTATAAAAAATAAATAGTTTTAATATGGAAAAAAAACCACAAGTATTCCCAAGCAAGGAACAAATAGACATAGCTAACGCTGAAAAATTAAAAACGCAAAATTATCAAACTGAAAAAGCTGCAGCTGTAAATGATATTTATGTTGGTCCTACAACCTTAGAAGACACACCAGAGGGGCATAAAGACGCATTGACTATGATGCAAGAACATACCGCTAGACAAATGGAACAAAAAGCAAAATTTGGTAAAGTAGTTGAATCCGATTATGCTGAAAAAACAGAAGAAGGTAATAGATTTGTCGCACAGAATTACAATTCTCAAATTGAACTTCGTGATAAACAATTAGAAATGAATAAACAACAAACACAAAATTACCAAAAATTAGCTGAAGAAGCTTCAAATAGACAAATACCAGAAAAGAAAATGCAAGAACCGTATGTAGCTCCAGTACAACCATCATCACCATCATCACAACCATTAGTTGCAAATAATGTTAGTTATGGTCAACCAACACCTAGTGTAACACCATATATATTAGAAATTAGTCAACCTAATTATAATTCACCATTTGATGTTATCCCTTTACCTTCATTAGGTAAAACCTATAGAAATAAGAAACCAAATGTTAGACTTGGTTATATGACAACTGCTGATGAAAATATTTTAACTAGTCCAAATTTATTACAAAGTGGGGAATTTTTAAATGTATTAATTAATAGAAAAATTCTAGAACCAGACTTGAGATATAATGACTTATTAGTCGGTGATAGAAATGCAATCATGATATGGTTAAGAGCAACAGGTTATGGTGAAATGTACCCAGTTACCCTTTTAGATGAAAATGGTGATGCATTCGATACTGAATTGAATCTTAACGAATTAAAAACTAAAGAATTAGGTGCTGAACCAGATGATGAGGGGTTATTTGATTATACATTTAAATTAGCTAGAGCACAAGTTAAATTCAAATTATTAACGTGTAGTGATATTGACGCTATAGATGCAATTGTTAGTAGAGAAAAAGAAAACGGTGTTTTAATTGATAATACAACCACATATACATTGGAAAAACGTATTGTAGAAATTAATGGTTCTAGAGATAAACATACCATTAAAGAATTTTCAAACGTAATCAGAGTACAAGATGGAAAAGATTTTAACAAATATTTAGATATGGTCGAACCTGGGATTGATTTAAATATTACGGTTGGAACCCCAGGAGGTGGTTCCGTTAATACATTTCTTCCACTTAACATCAGCTTTTTTTGGCCTAACTTCGGAGTATAAGGTTTCTTTATTAGAAGAAATTTATTTATGTACCCAGCACTTAGATGGTTTTGGGTATAGTGATGTTTTACTATTACCAGTTTATGAAAGAAGATTTTATTTGAATTTAAAAACTAGAGATGTAATGAAACAAAATAAAACAGCGACTGATAATCAACCAAGAGGTAAACAAAATAAACTTAGCGGTGATAATCTAAAAAATAGAATGAATAATGGTGATATACCATTATTATAATAAAATACCTGTAATTAATTACGGGTATTTTGTTTTATAAGATATTTATAATCAAATACTATTAAAAAATGGCTAAAAAAATTAAAATTAGTGAATCACAATATAATACATTACAAAAATATTTGGTTGAGACACCTTATGATGAAGTATATAAAAGTATTAAAGTGGATGATATAATAGAAATCGAAAACAAGGGTAATATTTCTAAATATAAAGTAATGTATTTTGGTGGTAATCAAAATGTTGTTTTATCTGGGGTAACACCAAATGTTAATAAATATTATTTTGCAATGAATAAAAACGATTTTTATAATGGAACTTTAAAAGCTAGGTTTATACCAAAAGACGAATTTATCGCAAATAGAGATATTGACACTTGGAAAGAATATAGTATGAATATTACCAGTTTCAAACTAATCAGAAATAATTCAATTATTGACACTGTAGATATTAATGATTCAACACAGGAACCAGAAGAACCGCAAACACCACAAGGTGATGTAGTATCAGAACCAATAGATTTAAATCCTAAAAATACTAGCCCTGAAGCTATTGCTGCTGAAAAGGATGAAGAAGATAAAAAAGAAGCGGCTAAAAAAGAAGCTGAAATTAAAGCTGCTGGTCAAAGAGCTTTAGAGGCGATTATTAATGATAAAGACTTACAAGCAGCTTTTTATAGACAACCTAGTTTTTGGAAATTATTTGTTGCTGATATGACTGGAACAAAAGCGGTAGGTAAAGGTATAGTACCAACAGTTATTGGTTTAGTTAATAGATATAAAAATAAAGAAACTAATGAGAAAGCTTATGAAGATTTTAAACGACATAGAATAGCTGATTTTAGTGTTTTAGAATTAGTTGAAATTATAGCTACTGGTGACCAAAATCCGTTTTTTGCAATTGAACCTAATGTTGATTTAAACGCTACAGTTCAAGATTATTTTGAACCAACTACTGGGAATGTTAAATTAGTTAATAATAAAATTAGTCCTGATAGACCAAATGGTTTTTCTATGTATGTTAGAGGTATAACTAATGAAGAAAACGTATATCTATGTGATTTTGAAACAACTAGGGATGAGGTTGATAAGGTTACTGATACAAGGATTAAAAACAAATATAAAACAAAAACTCCAGTTAAAGTTAGATTTAACGTATCTGCTGGATATATCCCACAAAAAAATAAATAAAGATGGCAGCATTAACACCAGAAGAATTAGCTAAACTAGCGTTAGAGCAGACGAAATTAGCTACGATACAATTAAAAGAACAAGCAAAAATTAGAGCTGAGTTAAGTAATAGTCTTGATGGTTATATCAAGGGTATTAAGGATTTAAAAGCTATTCAAGATACTATAAAATATAATGAGGAAAAAATATTAAAGTTAAAAAATGATGGTATTACAAGAACTGATGAGGAACTAGCAATACATGAAGCTAAACTTAAAATATTAGAAGAACAAACAAAAATATTAAGAACTCAAGGTGTTGAATTAAAAGCAGCGCTTAAAACCGTAAACACAACAAATTTAGCTATGTCTAAAATTGCATCTTCAGCGGTTAAAGGTTTGGCCCAATTACCAGGTATTATACAAAACTCATTTGGTAAACTTAAAGGTTATGGGTTATTTGAAATGGATAAGGCAATTAAAATGTCAGCATTACAAATGGGTCTTTTAGGTAAAGAAGGTGATGAATTTAATAAGACAATGATTAGGGTCGCTGGTGATACTAACAATATTGGTGTTACTGTTGAGAAATTAAGCGCTTTACAAGCTGATTTTAATTATAATCTAGGTAGAACTCTTATGCTTAGTGATAAGAACCTTAAAGCTATGGCAGCGATGTCAGTGGCTACAGGTTTAAGTTCTGAAGATGTAGGTCAAATGGCTTCTGATATGGATGAACAAGGTAAGTCAGTATCAGAAACCAGTAAGTATTTAGAGGACAGTATGAATAGTAGTCACGCAATGGGTCTTAATGCTACTAAAGTTATTAAGAATATTCAATCAAATATGAAATTACTTAATAAAACTAATTTTAAAGATGGTGTTAAAGGTTTAGAAGCTATGGGTAAATTAGCAACTAAATTAGGTGTTAAAATGGATTTTGCTGCTGGTATGAGTGATAAACTATGGGATATCGAAGGTGCTGTAGATATGTCTGCTCAATTGCAAGTTATGGGCGGTGCTTGGGCTAAACTAGCTGACCCATTCCATTTAATGTATATGGCTCGTAATGATATGAAAGGTTTAACTGAAGAAATAGCAAATGCTTCACAAGCATCTATGCATTTAGGTAAAGATGGTGGAATAGAAATGACTTCAATGGAAATGTCTAGACTTAAAATTGTAGCTAAAGAGGCTAATTTGGAATATGATGACTTAGTTAAATCTGGAAAAGAACTCTTTAAAATGAATAAAGTAAAACAACAGATTGGTTTTCAAGTTGACCCAGAAACTAAAGAATTTATAGCAAATACAGCCCAATTAAATAAAAAAGGTAAAGCAGAAATTGATATTAAAGGTTATACTAAATTAATGTCACAATTAACATCTGCAGATGTTAATTATTTAAAAACTAAAACATTAGAAAAAGCAAGTTTAGAAGAACGAGCTAAAGCATCGCAAAATTTTGACGATAAGGTTACAAATTTTATTAATATGGTCAAAACATATATGTTACCAATTATTGATGGAATTAATGATGTGTTAAGTCCAATCGTAGATAAATTTATGAAAGGTGATTTTAAAGGTGAAATACGTAAAATTGGTGAAAGTATTGGTAACTCTATAATAGCTGTAAAACCAGTTTTTGACGCTATTGGTAATTTTATAAACATGTTAGGACCAGGTAAAACTTTAGGGTTATTATTTGGTGGTAAAATACTATTTGATGTGGCTTTATGGGCTTTGAATGGTGTTAGTTTAGGTCAAGCATTTTTAGCAACAACTAAAAGTTTTGGAAATGGAATGCCTGGTGCGTCAAGTTCATGGACACCAGGTCAATCTGGAAACGGTAAAGGTTGGTCTATGGGTAAAAGAGTTGGTGCTGGTGTTGGTCTAGGCGTTGCTGGTATGGGAGCTGATTATTTAACAGATAAATACACTGAAGAAGGTAGTAACGCTAATATTGGTGGTAAAGCACTGTCTGGTGCTTTATCTGGCGCTGCTATGGGTGCAATGTTAGGTCCTTGGGGGTTAGCTGGTGGTGCATTAATTGGTGGATTATATGGTGGTATAACAGCAGCAATGAAAGAACCAAAAAATAAAATAAATGGAGTTAATAACCCAACAATAAAACAACCAATTAATGATGGAATATCTAAAAGTGGTTATAGTAGAGGTATTTTAGCTGGTGGGACTATTACACCAATTAGTAATAAAGATGATTTAATGTCTTTTAAATCTAAAGGTCTTATTGATAATGCTTTAAATAAAAATGCAAATGTTCCAAGTACAATGAAAATTGAGTTTGGTGAGATTAAATTTGGTGGTGAATTAAAATTAACAACACCAGGTTCTCCTGGTCAAGGTATAGATTTACTTAAAAACCAAGATTTCATTAGAAACATGACTACGTTGATACATTCTGAAACACAAAAACAAATTAATGGTGGAAAAAATAAAGGTTAATTAGTGTTGATTATCAGTTGATTAACTTTTATTTTATTTTTAATTATAAATTAATGTTTAAATAGCTTGACATTGTGAAATAAATTCCGTAAATTTGCTATTATAATATAATTAAATAAATAATAAAATATATATAAATAAATAATATATAAAAATAATATAGATAAATAATTATATATAATATAAATATATAATTAATAAAAAGGTGCTAATAGTACCTTTTTTTATTTTAAACCAATTTCAATTATAAAAGAAACATTTATTTTAGTTAAATTTTTAGTATCATAATATTTATATATAAATAAATCTTATGGCAATATTTTATAATACTAATAATCCAACACCATCTTCATTAAATACTATCAATAGTGTTTCAATGAATATTAGAGATTTTCTATTAACTAAAAACATATCTTCAACATATCCTCAAATTGGCACAAGTATAAATGGTAGTCCTCAAATTGGTGAACCAGTATTAGATACACAATCAAATTTATTAAATACTTACCCACATCAACAACTAACAGGTGATATTCAAGCAATTCAAAACCTCGATGTTTTAGGTAGTGTATTGAATGGTCAAGGAATTGGGTTAGGTAGTAAAGGTATTGTACCAAACTTCGATATTAGGGGTTCTTTAGCTGGAAGAATATTAGGTGCTACAGGTCTTTTAAGCGATACTAAGATAGGAACTATAGCTGGACAACAATTAGCTTTAGCTTTAGCTAATAATGCCACATTTAACGTAGAACAGAGTTTATTTGGTAAATTAAACGCTGCGGATAATTTATTAAGTTTAGTAAAGAATGGTACACTAGCTGGTTTTAGACCAGATTATAAAATAACAGTACCATCAAGCACTATTGGTGTTGTTGGTGAGTTCACTAGTAGAATGTTAGGGTTTACAGTACCTAGAAGTTATTTAAATGATTCTGGTTCTATATTTCAAAATGAAAATAAAGGTGTTGGTAATATAGAACGAGCTAATAGTATGTTACTAAACACTGGTAAGGGTCAAGTTTTATCATTATTAAAAAATATAAAAAGTAACATAGGTCCAATAAAATCAGTATTTAGAAGTGGATACGCACCAGGTTTTACAAATAATAAAGGTGTTAGACAAATTAGTGAAGAAGAAAGTAATGTTTATGCTTTTGATAAATTAGGGCAAAATATTAATCTATTAAGTAATTCTATTGATGGTATAATACCAGATTTAATGCATAATAGTGAAGATAATGTCAGTAATTATGGTTTTACTAGTCCAGAAATGAATGGTACTGGCCCTTATGGTAATATTGGATATGATAATAGAAAAGTTAGTGATATCGGTTTTACTTGGACGACAAATAATGGTGATGCTGTAAATACAACAACTGATAATGATGAAATTATTGGTGATAAAAAATCGTTATTGGTAAAAACACAACAATTATTCAATAGTAAAGGTTTGAAAAGTATGATATCAGTAAAAGGTGATATGAAAGCTGTATCTAATCAATTACAAACAACAAATGGTGGTGGTTTATCTAAAGGTAGTGCGGTATTAAGTGGTTCAATGTATAAAAAAGATGGTACATATGTTGGTAATAATTCATCAGCTAATGATACATACTGTAGAAGTTGGACAACATTAGATAGATACGATACTGTTAATAAATTAATTAGAAATAATGGTTTAGATGAAAATTCTGTATATGGTAAGAAAAATATACCATATAGGTTTCAAACTGAGGGTAGTGTATTAGATACTAATGGATTCCCTAAAATAGCACCATATAGAGATGACCAACCAGAAGACCCTAAAAAATTTATGTTTTCACTTGAAAATTTAGCATGGTCTGATAATATTGCTGATTTACCTCAAAGTGAAATTGGTTCTGGTGATATCGCTAATGATAAAAAAGGTAGGATTATGTGGTTTCCACCATACGACATCACGTTTAGTGAAAATAATTCAGTAAATTGGGAATCTACAAATTTTATAGGTAGAGGTGAACCAATATATACGTATAATAATACTGAAAGGTCAGGTACATTAGGTTTTAAGGTAATTGTAGACCATCCTAGCAACGTAAATGCTTTTAGAGGTGATAAGGGTCCAAGTGATAATTATGTTGCCTCATACTTCGCTGGTTGTGTTGAACCAAATAAATTTTGGAGAAATAAATTAACAATTAATCAAACTAATCAATTAATTAATGAAAATACTAATACACCACAATCAGCTGTAATTACAAAAGAAAAAGCTCCAGATATAAAAATTATTTTTTATTTCCCAAATGATAATGCTATAATACCAAATAATTATGAAAATGGTTTAAGTGGACCGTTAATTACTGATTTAATAGATTACACTAATAACCCACGTGGAGATGGATATGGTATTGATTTATATAAATCAGATGGTTTTACATCTGGTATTCATCAAAAAGTGGGTTGGTATGATAATACTAATTTTGGTTTAAACGCTTCTAGTCAATATTCTACTGGTGTTGTTTTTAATGGTGTCACATATATGGGTTTAAGGGATGTAAGTAGTTTAATGGTGGCTTTAAATACGTATATTAATGATGAATGTCCAAGTTGTGTTGTTAATATATCTGGATATGCTAGTGAGCAAGGTGTTGAGAGTTCAAATAATCGATTAATTAAAAGTAGAGGTGAATATATTACAAATATACTTAAAGGTGGATTATTTAAAAAACTAACAGATTCTGATAAAAATAAAAGGTTTAAAATTGTTGATGGTGGTATTATAAAATCTGCTGGTTGTAAAGTTGGAGTTGAAGAAGATATTGACCAAAAGGCTTGTAAAGAGGCTAGAAGGGTTGAAGTAACATTTAAATTTGATGCAAATATAGCTGCAGAATCTATAGTTAAACCAAATATTAAAATTAAAACTGAAAATAAAAGTGTTAGTCAAAAAATAATTAACGAGTATTATAATGAAACATTATATTTTGATAGGTTAAAAGAAAGTGACCCTTTTGTTTTTGATTCATTTAGGGAGAAAATTAAATATTTTCACCCAGCATTTCATTCAACTACACCAGAGGGTTTAAATTCAAGACTTAACTTTTTATTACAATGTACGAGACAAGGACCAACATCAGAATTACAAGGGCCAAATAATTTAGCATTTGGTAGAGCACCTGTATGTATTCTTAGAATTGGTGATTTTTATAATACTAAAATTGTTATTGATAATATTGGAATTACGTATGAACCTTTAGTTTGGGATTTAAACCCAGAAGGTATTGGGGTACAACCAATGATAGCTGTTGTAGATATAACATTTAAATTTTTAGGTGGTTCTGCACTTATGGGTCCAATGAATAAGTTACAAAATGCGTTATCATTTAACTATTTTGCTAATACTCAAGTATATGACCCTAGAGCTGATTATTTATCTAAAAAAAGACCTAGCTATAAAACCAAGACTAAAGATGGTAAAGAGATAACGGTAAATGCGAAAGAAACAATAAGTGGTTATTATATTAATGATGGTCAAAAAGGTGGTGTGGATTCTAGGTTAGAACTACCTAGACCAGAAATTGTTGTTGATGATATTGACCAAATTAAAATTAATGATGAAATTTTTACTGGTTTAGAAATAACACCAACTGATGTTACTGATGTTGATAAAAAAATTAATATTAATGTTAGTTTTGTCGGTATTAGAACGTATGAACCAGAAATTGCTGATGGTACTGTTTATTTAAAAATTACAACACCAGTTGCGTTAACAAGTGAATATAGTTTTAAATTAGTGATATTTGATACTAAAAATAACCCAAAAGATATTGGTATTGGTAAATTAAGTATTAGTACTACTGAACAAGTATTTGCATTTAACACAATATTAAATATTGATAATTTTAGTATTACGTCTGACGTTAATACTTATCAATATAAATTAGAAATAACAAATTTAAAACCAGTTTCTGGTACTATAAGTTTATAATAATAAAAATAATTTAAGATGGCTAAATATTATGACCGATATTCAAAATTCAGAAACAATGCTGACATGAAACCAGTACCTGGAATTACTATTCAAGAAATTGGTTCAGATAAATACAACACATATAAACAAGGAGTCACTAGACTTGACAAATTGAGTAATATGTACTATAATAACCCATATGGTGGTTGGTTAATTATGTTAGCTAACCCTGAATTTGGTGGTTTAGAATTTAATATTCCAAATCAAACAGTTATCAGAATACCATTCCCTTTCGATAGTGCAATTGAAAGATATATTATAGAAGTTACAAATCACCAAAAATTATATGGAGAATAATAGAATAGGTTGCCGTTCTGGTAGAACAAAAATAGTAGACCCAAATAAATTTGATAATCAATCATCATCCAATAATGTACCAGTACCATTAGAAGATTTGAATATTTCAGTAATATTACAAACGTTTAAAAAAGGTAGAACAGTATTAAGTGCTGGTCCTAAGACTAGCTCTGTTGAAAGTACGGAAGATTTAACTGTTAATTTTATTAATGGTTCTAATATTAATGGTAAAAAAGTATTAACAACTAATTATAGTGATTTAACGACCATTTTTGATGGTGATTCTGAAACAGAGGGGTTAGGTATTACTAATATTAGTATAGATTTTAATAGTTCTATGTCACCTATAGTCGTTATTGATTTTATAGATGTTAGAGGTAGCGCTATTTTTCAAAATGAGGCAAACTTAAAAAATGGTACTAATAAATACAGTACTTTTTTCCAATTACCATATCCATTATTTGAATTAACGATTAAGGGTTATTATGGTAAACCAGTTAAATATTGTTTACACTTAACTAAATTTAATTCAAAATTTAATTCACAAACTGGTAATTTCGAAATAACCACAAATTTTATTGGTTACACCTTTGCTATGTTATCCGATATGCTTATTGGTTATCTTAAAGCTATACCGTATACAAAGATAGGTGCTGAAAGATATGCTATTGTTAATAATGCTAGAGCAGCTGTTAATCCACCATTACCAGAGATTTTAAACTTAAATGAGTTAATGATTAAAATCTCTAACATTAATGAAGAAATAGAAAAAGTTTCAGCGGATGACCCTGATTCTGCTTTATTAGGTAATATCGATAATAAGAAAGATATACTATTAACAATAGAAAACAATGTAAGAGCACTTGGTATTGATTTAGACACTAGAGGTGATACAAATGAAAATTATGAATACATCATATCAACACCTATTAATATAAAAGAAAATAAATCAATAATAGATAAATTCACAAAAATAGTATTACCAAATATTGAATTATTTAATAAAGATAATCTTGTTGGTTTAGATGTGAGTGCATTTAAAATACCTAATTTAGATAGTCCAAATAAAAATTGGGTTGGTATAGATAAAAATAATATAATTAGAAGTACTGATATTGGAGATGTAAACCTTTTAAAATATATAAATAATAACTCTAAAAATATTAGTTTATTAGATAACACTAAATTTGATGCATGGGATTTAACTGGTATATATGCTACTATAAACTCGGCTAAAAATGGGTTAGAAGTTAACTATGCTTCAGCTAAAAAGAGTTTAGCGATAAGTGTACAATCTAAAATTAGAGAAGTTATAGGGTTTGACCCAACAGTTAGAAATATTATTGAAGTATTTACAACAGCAGTTGAGGTTTTTATGGAAACTATTTTTACTGTATCTAAAAGTGCTGAAGAAGATGTTAATAAACTTAGAGAAAAACAATTAGCCCCAAAATTTAAAAGTAAAAAAAATACTGATTTAAAAATACTTACTGAAATTTTTCCATGGCCAGATTATAGAGAAAGTACTGAAGTTGGTTTACATGAGGCTTATACTGAAAAATATTTAGGTGCGACTAATGTTTTAACTACACCTACTGATGTTCATGAATTAAATTTTATTGATGACTTATTACGAGCTTTTCTTATCGCACAACAAAAAGTTGATGAAGCTATAAATAACACTAATAAAGAAAATTGGATACCAGTTAGCCCTGTAGATACCCGTTTATTTAATATTGGTAAAGCACCATATTCTAGAATTGAAGGTACTAGTAAGGCTGAGGTGATAAAATTATTATTAATTAGGGGTATGACTTTTTTAGGTTATACTAATAGTAATTTAACAGGTAAAGAAATTGATACTATGGCTGATAGTGAATTTAACGATGTAATGTTAAATTTAAGTGATGATTCCTTGTCAACAGTAAAAACTAGTTTAAGTACTTTAACTTTAGATGATTTTACTAGTGTTAAAAGTGATGTTAAAATAGATGATACTATTAAAAAAGATAAATCAATAGTATCTTATGATGATAAAAATGAGGTGTATTTTTATCACTATATAACTTATAGTAATAATGAAAAATTACCTAACACTATAGATAATTATACTATAGGCACAAGTGTTATACCTATTGATAGTGGTTTTAGTTCTGATACAAATTGGCCACTTTCTGATGAATCAGCACTGGAGTTTAAAAGTGATTATAATTTATTTTTAACTAACGTTAATGGTGGTAACCCTAATATAGGTAGTAAAGCTAATGGTGGTGTTTATTTTAAATTAATAAAACCTTCTGATTTTAATACAACAGTATCATTACCAGATACTTTTATCGCTACCACAAGTAGTAAATTTATATTAGAAAAATTAATTGGTAAAATTGGTTCAAATCCACAAGCTGAAGCTGCTGGTTTTAATGCTTTTGCTGGTAAATACGGGATTCAAGAATTTGAAAACTTAGATTATGGTGAACCTGATTTAGATGGTCTACCATTGATGTATGTATTCTATGCTGATGGTGTTCACTCACCATCAGAAACTAGATTAAGTGGTAAATATGGAATAACTTATAATAAATCTGGATTAGCTTATCCTAGAACAAATAATGACGTTACTGATTATGATTTTAAAGATAGATTTAAATTTGTTGATTTTAATTATATAACTAAAAACATTATAAAGTCTAATGAACACGATAATTATACAAAAAATAGAGCGCTTTTTAATGAAAGACTTAAAGGTGATGATAAAATAATGTATCCATATGTTAATCAAATTATAAGAGCAAAAGCTAGTGTTATTTCAGTACGTAGTGAAGAATCACATAGTTTATTTGGTTCTAGATTATATTATGGTCAAGAACAAAGTGGATTACATTACCCTACTGAAACACCTGATGAAAAATATGAAACTAATAACATAGCTAAAGCATTATTATTTTTAGGTACTTTACCTTGGAATGGTTTACCGTTCGAGTTAAATGAAATCAGACACTTATTTAATATTAGGGGTGGTTTTGTACATGCACCTAAATTATGGACTGTTTATGTTGGTGGGTTAATCTGGAGACATCAATATTATGAAAAAAATAGTGTTGACCCAATTAGGTGGTTTAATAGTAATGGTACTTCATTTGTAAAACAAATAAATGATATAATTTTTAAACCACCAGGTCATGCCTATCAATATAATAAATTATATTATGATGATAAAGGTGATATATATAAAAAATTACCAATTGAATTACTATCAGGTGATAATAATGTTTTTGATGTATTTATTGATGCATTTTTAGAATTTGTTAATGGACCTTGGGAAACTTTAAAGACAAATTGTGAAATAATTAAAAGTGGTAGTTTAGTTGATTTTGACGAAATAATCCATCATTTCTATGATGAAGGTCGTTACGATGGTGATTTAGATGTGTTAGAAACTGTGATAAGAGCACAATTACCTAAACTAATTAATTATGATAAATATAAAATATTTTCACCAGTTGAAATAGGTAAAGGTAGAGAATTTTTCTTAGAATTTAATAGTGATGCTGTTGGTTATAACCCGTCTAAAGAAATTGTTAAATTATTAACAGAGGAAATAATAATATCAAATTCTTCATATAGAACATTTATAAATGATACTAGTAATACTAATAAAAATTTACCTATAACAGTAAATCCTGATTATTTTGAAAGATATTTTAACCGTATAATTAAGAATTTCTTACCAAATATAACAGCACAAACAACAATTAAAAAAGAACAAGAACAAGAAATTTTTGGTACGAGTAATGAAGAAATAATAAAATTACAATTATATAGAACATGTAAAAATATATATGATAAATGGTTAGGTGGTACAACAGATGTTGATAATTTAATATTCCAATGTGGTGAATCTGGAACTAGAAATAATAAAGATTCTGAATTAGCAAACTTTTATCGACCAGGTGACAAACCAAGATTAATTGATAGTTTTAGGTTTGTTGATAGGGCTTTTGGTGATATAGGTGATAAATTATACGTTAACCCAATACCTGTTAATGACTATTTAATAAATAGCCCAAATACTAGTTTCTATGATGCTGTGGGTCACTTGTTAACATCAAATAATTTTAATTTCATAGCTTTACCTACATTTATTAACTATAATGATGATAAGGAATTAAACGCTATGTTTGAACCATTTGAAAATTATGATAAAGCTGTTGAAGATGGTATTTGTGGTCCATCATTTGTTTGTATGTATGTTGGACAAACATCAAAACATTTAGATTTTGGTGGTTCTAATTATAGTAATGATGGTATTGATTTTCATTGTAATAACGATGGAAACCTTATTGACGTGCCATTAGATTATTCAGCCACAGCTAATGAATATGATAATGATGTAGCTGTTTTTAACGTTAATTATTCACAACAAAACCAAAATATATTTAAAGATATTACTTTGGACCAAAATGAATTTACCGAAACTGATGAGTCATTACAAGTAACTGATATGATTGCAAGTAAAGGTACTGAAAATAACAGAACATTAGCTGGTCAAAATATTTATAATGTTTATTCGGTTAGAAGTTATAAAGCTGAAGTTGAAATGTTAGGTAATGCTATGATTCAACCAATGATGCATTTTCAATTAAATAATATTCCAATGTTTCATGGTGGGTATTTAATTACACGTGTTAAACATAACATAAAACCAAACCACATGACAACAAGTTTTACTGGCGTTAGGGTTAGGTACCCAAAGACTAAATTACTTGATGGTGCTGAGTTTTATATGAGCATGCTCGATTCGTTAAATCTAACAAATACAATTGGTGGTGGTGGTGGTAGTAGTAGCGTATCACCAATAGTACAAGTAATTAAACGAAATGGTGGTGTTAACGGTGATTTTGCCAAGGGTAATATTAAAAATCCAATAATACCAATATTAAAAACAATGGGTGTACATTGGGATATTGGTGGTGATAAATTAAAAATATTAAGTGAAGCTCAAGCACCATTAATTGAAATGTTAAATGATTGGGTTACTTGGATGAAAAGTAATGGATTTAAGGGTAATAATGGAAATTATATTTCAGTTATTAGTGGGTATAGAACAGTAGAAACACAAGAAGAAATTAAAAATCACGCACCTAATAGTTCAGCAATACCTGGAACATCTATGCATGGTTGGGGTATTGCGGTAGATTTTAATTTTTATAATAAAGATGGTAAGTTAGTTAAAAACTATATTAATAATAGCAAACCAAACTTAACTGAAGGTTATAATTTAAAAACTAATCCAGCGCTAGAGTGGTTATATGACCATTCATATCAATATGGTTGGATAATACCAGAGGGTTTAAGAAATGACTTTGGTGTTGAAGAATTTTGGCATTTTGAGTATCATGGTAAGTCAGCACTTTGTATTTTAAAACAAAGACCATTAATAAAGGGTCATTTATGTGTATTAACTAACCCTATAAAACCATCAGTAATAAACCCCTCAAACCCAGGTACTCCAGCTAAAGAAGCTGATTTAAGTAACTGTAATTATGTATATGTGGGTAATGGTGATGGTTTACCAGTATCTTCACATTTATTTAATGGTGATTTGGCACAAAATCAATTAGAGGTTAAGAATTTCTTTAAAGCTTTAGGTTTAACAAAATTACAAACAGCTGCAATTATGGGGAATATTCATTATGAAAGTGGTTATGACACATCTTCAAAATATCTAGAAAAATCGGGTCATTATAGTAGGGGACTTTTCATGTTTAACACTAGATATTATCAAGCTAGTGACTTTGGTACGACACTAGAATCACAATTAAATTATGTGTTAAAAATTGGGTATTATAAAAATTGGCTTAAATATGACCCACAACAAAGTGTTATACAATTAACATTTTTATTCGCTAGAGATTTGGAAAGGTGTTATAATTGTCAAGAATTAATACCTTTTGAAAATAGTGATAGCGGTAAAGGTAGAATTGGTTTTGCTATAGACACCCATAATAGGTTTAATAGTGCTGGGGATAAATTATTTTGGTAATTTAATAATAAAATAGTATATTTGCAAAATGATAAAAATTGCAAACATTGTTTCAGAGAATACGGTAAATGTTTCAGAAATTTTTAATGTGGTAAAGACTATGGGTGAAGTAATTCATGGTCTACCTACATTAATTATTGATTATAACTATGTGGAGAAGAATTACCCTAATTTTGATATTGGGACTAATTGTTTATCTAAAGATTTATATTGGACGTTTAAAAAAAACCAAGACAGGGATAAACACGCTGAAGATTTAAAATTTTTTATAAATAAAATTTATGTTGACTTACTTAATAATGTACCATATTTTTTTGTTGATTTAATTAACTACCAATCAAAAACAATAATTAAAGTAATTAAAAAAATTAATAATTTTAAAAAATTATATACATATCGTAATGGTGAAATGTTATACCTTTATGGTGATAATATAATTTTTGGTATTGATTTAAAATTATTAAAATTTATGGGGATAAACACCGATAAGGTATTAAATAAAATTAAATTAAAAAGTACGGTGTTTTATGATGAAATTGAGATACTTATTGAATATAAAAATGTTTTGATTGAAATCGATAATCAAATCAGATACATACCTTATTTATTATCAATATTCAATGAAAAAAACATTACTATTAGCAACATTCATATTCCATAAGAGGCTTGAGTGGTTCTTAAATTATTTAGAAGTTAATTTTAAAATAACAAAAGAAAAAGTTTTTATCTATAAAAATTTAGATGATAATACTAAATTAATTATCACTTTTAGGGTAGATATTAATAATGGTGAACATTTAAATATTAAAACATTATTCCCTAATGCGATATTAATACATAAAAACGGTAACGCCATTTATACCATAAACGCATTAAATAAAATGATTGATAAAATGGTTGGTGATTTGACAATTAATAATTCGGAAATTAAAATAGATTGGAGTGAATATCAAAATAAAATGATTTTAACTAATAGAGGTGAATTAACCTTTTTAAATATAAGTAGGGTTTTTAACTAATTGGGGATATTTATATATAAATAACGTAATTTAAAATATACATTATGACAACAGAGAATGAAAATAAAAATGAAAAAATAAATAAAGCTACAAGTACATTTTTAGGTAGTGAAAATACAAACCCAGATTTAGATTGTTCATCAGGTGTTTGTGTAATTAAAGGTGATAAAAGCCTTGTTGAAAGAATAAACAAAAAAATAATTACTGAAGATGGTAGACAATTATTATTTTAATATAAATGAAAAAGAAATTTAACCCAGAATTATTAAAAGAAGAACTTAAAAAATTTAGACTTATTTCAGAATATACTTTTGAAACTAAGGGCTATAATTCAGATAACCCATATACTGATGATAAATTATTATATGGTAACTCTACGATAGATGAAGTTGATGAAAATCCAGATGCTGCTGATGAAATAGGTAAAGATTTAGGTTTACCACCTGAACAAGACATGGGTGGGATGCCAGATACAAATGGAGCACCAGAACAAAACCCTGGAAATGCTATTGATGAACCAGCTCCAGAACCAGCTCCAGAACCAGCTCCAGAACCAGCTCCAGAAAGTGATGGTGTTGAGGTTGATGTTACTTCACTTGTTAATTCTAGTGAAGAAGCTAAAGAATCAGCCGATAGTGCTAGTGAAAAATCAGACATGATATTACAAAAAATTATAGATTTGGAATCACGAATCAGTAATATGGATAAAATCACTAATAAAATTGAAAACCTAGAACAAGAAATAATCAAAAGAAATCCGACAGAGGTTGAAAAATTAGAAATGCGTTCATTAAATTCTTTCCCTTATAGTCAAAAATTAACTGACTATTGGGCAGATAAAGAAGGTCAATATGATGTTATGGGTGATAATAAGCAAGAATATATTTTAACCAAAGATGATGTTAATTCAGATTATAGTGATAATAACATAAAACAAAGTTTTACTGTTAAAAACGATGAATACGAAGAGGAAGATATTTAAATAAATTTAACCCCTTATAATTAAGGGGTTTTTTATTTTATAAAATAAAAAAAATATGACTTGTTATTTCTTAAAATTAATAGTAACTTTGTAAAAAAATATCTTAAAAATATTACCTAAAAAAAATGAAAATACTACTTGACTTTTAATAAATAATTAGTATATTTGTACAAGAATAATAATATAATAAATAACATAATAATTAATATAATAACTGAACACAATGAAAAATGGAAAATCAGCTTTAGAAGCAATGTTAGCACAATACGAAACGAATAACAAACCAAAATATGAAAAAACAGAAAGTTCTTTTGTTTTTAATAAAAACGCATATTTTACGATTTACGACTTACCTGATGGTGTAGATTCAATGACAAAAGAAATTAGACTATTACCTAATTTCAATGGTGGTTCCCCATTGGTAGAATATCATGGACATACAGCACCACTAGAAGGTAAAAATAAAACATTTGCATGTTTACAACACGAAAAAGGCACAGCTTGCCCATTCTGTGAAGCTAGAGAAGAATTATTATCTAGTGGTGATGCGCAAGATAAAGAATTTGCGAAAAAATACTACCCTAAAAAATTATATGTTGCTAAAGTAATCGATAGAGCACATGAAGACCATGGTGTTAAATATTGGAGATTTAACCATGATTTCCGTAAAGAGGGTGTTTTTGATAAAATTGTAGGTATAAGTACAAACCTTAAGAAAAACAAAGATTTATCAAATCCATTAGAAGGTCGTGATTTATCTATTTTTATTAATAGAAACCAACAAAAAATTCCAGTAATTACAACATTGTCACATCAAGACCCAACAGTTTTATCTGAAGATAAAGAATTAATGGATACATGGTTAGCTGATGAAGGTACATGGGAAAGTGTATTTCCAGTTAAATCTTATGAGTATTTAGAGATTATCGTTAGAGGTGACACACCAGTTTGGGATAGAGAAAATAAATGTTTTGTTAGTAAAGAAGCACAAGTTGAAGGTGAAGATAATTCAGAAAAAACTTTAGACTCTGAATTAACACTACAAGTTGAAAATGTTAAATCTAATGTTAAAGCAGCTGACGTTGTTTTAAAACCAGTAGTTGAAGAAGAAGAAGACGATTTACCGTTTTAATAAATAAATAAAAATAATTAACATAAAAAAAAGGTGAGAAATTGCCTTTTTTTTTATCTAAAATAACGAAAAATAATTAAGATTTAAAATGTCTCAAAAACCAGAAAAAAAACCAATAACAAAAAAACCATTTGATAATTCAGATTTTAAAAAAAGTCTAGGTTTAGGTAAGCAAGTAATAAAAGAAAAAGAAATAACTTGGATACCGTTTAAAAAAGCTTTTCACGATGCTGTTGGTGTACCTGGTGTGGCTAGAGGTTATACAACACAATTTAGAGGTTTTTCAGATGTTGGAAAATCTACTGGTATCTACGAATCGTTAGCTGGTAATCAAAAATTAGGTGATTATTCTATTATAATTGACACTGAGGGTAGTTTTAATTGGGAGCACGCTAAATTAGTTGGTTTTAATTATCAAGAAATATTTGATGAAGAAACTGGTGAGATTATAGATTATGATGGTGACGATTTTATGTATTTTGGTGGTAGAGACTTATTAAATTTATATCAAAATTTTGATTATAAAGATGCTAAAATGAAAACAACACCATTAAGATATGTTCCAGTTGTTGAAGATATTGCACGTTTAATTAATGAGATTTTAGATAAACAAGAAAAAGGTGAATTCCCACATAATATTACATTTTTATGGGATTCAATAGGTTCTATTGGTTGTTTTCAAGGTGCAGTATCTAATACTAATAATAATCAATGGACAGCTGGTGCGTTAAAAAGAGAATTTGAATCAATATTAAATTTCAGAATACCAGATTCTAGAAGATTATCATCAAAGTATACCAACACATTTGTTGCTGTACAAAAAATATGGTTAAGACCAAATGCTGTTGGACAACCAACAATTATGCATAATGGTGGTGAAGGGTTTAAATATGGTGTTAGAATGATTTTTCACATGGGTGGTAAATCAACATCATCAGCTAAAAAATTAGAAGCTGTAAATGCTGGTAGAAGCTATAATTTTGGTGTCACAACTGAAATACAATGTGTTAAAAATCACGTTAATGGTATTGAACTAATGGGGACTATTTGTTCAACACCACATGGTTTTCTTAATCCATCAGAAAAAAATGCATACGTTTCAGCAAATAAGGGTTTTATCAATGCTAAACTAGGTACTAATTTCTCTGATTTTGAAGTTGTCGAGGAAGAATTAGACACTGATGCTTACTCAAAAGATTAAAAGTAGTAAAAAAAAAGAGTATTAACCATTAAAGTTTTAAAATGGGTACAAAACCACCAAAAAGAGGTGAAAAAATAGAAAAAAAACAAAACACATTATTAGTAGATGGAAATGCCCTATTTAAAACGGGCTTTTTCGGTGCTAAGAATGTCTACAACAAAGATGGTCAACACATAGGTGGACTATATCAATTTTTAACAATACTAAGAAAAATGTTAGTTGATGATTTATATCACAGAGTTTATGTATTCTGGGATGGTAATCTAAGCGGTAAACTTAGATATGATTTTTATAAACCATATAAAAGTGACCGTGGTAAAGACTTTATAAATGGAACTCACCCAATAGATGCTTCCGAACTATCTCAACGTAAAATACTTTGGGAATATATTAACGAAATGTATATCAGACAACTAAAACATGAAATTATCGAAGGTGATGATTTTATAGCTTACTACTGTCTAACAAAAAAAGAAAACGAAAAGATTACCATATGTACTAATGATACTGACATGGCCCAATTAATAAATGAAGATGTAAAAATTTATTACCTACATTTAAAGAATTATGTTGATAATGTCAATTATTCTTCGTACTTTAGCCATCATCAGAGCAATGCTCTTTTAGTTAAATCAATAATAGGTGACACTGCTGATTCTATAAAAGGTATAAAGGGTGTGGGTGAATCAACACTACTAACTAACTTTCCAGAATTAAAAGAAAAAGAGTTGACTATTGATGAGATAATAAAACAAGCTAAGGTTATACAAGAAAATAGAAAACAAGGTAAGAAACCACCTCTTAAAGCGTTGACAAATATCATTGAGTCTATAACGGATGGTGTACAAGGAAAAGATATATATGCAATTAATAAAAAATTGATAAATCTTAAAGAACCTTTGATGACTAAAGATGGTATAAGGCAATTAGAAGATTTAATAGAAGGTACGTTAGATTCTTCAGGTAGAGAGTTAAAAAACGTCATGGCTATGATGAAACGTGATGGTATAGATAAAGAAATTGGTGATTACAGATACCCTGATTATCTGGTACCATTTAAACAATTAGTAACAAGAGAAAAATAGAACAATTAAAAACAATTAAAAACAAAAACAAAATGGCACTAAACACTAAAAAAATGGAAGAACAAGTATTTGACGAACCAAGATTCGAATTTTTATTATATGTAAATAATAATATTATTTGTCAAAGAGGTTTTAATATCCGTGATTATGATGAAAAATTCACAGATGTTGTTGAGTCTAATGAGGTTAGACAATTTCCAGAGTTTGATGAAATTAAAACATTAATCGATTCACTTACTGGTATGAATAATGGTGAGTTTGGGGAGTTAGGTATGATACCTAACCATTTAAAACAAAAATCTATTACCTATCTTTGGGATAATTATAATCCATTCCAATATCAAGGTGTTGATTCTTATAAATCACCAAATAAAAAAGGTGATACATTCCAATTTGAGATAAAAGCTGATAATTACATTTTAGCAAAAAGTGAATTTTCTAACGAATTTTTTACATTAAACCCAAAAATAAACGTTGATATTAGAGAAATTATACCAGAAATCATCAAAGAGATTAGGTATTATTTATCTTCAAAAAATTATTCAAAAGTGTTGGTTTAACCAATACTTTTGTATATTTATAATAACAATGTTTTAAAATAGTAGACTATAATGGCGAATATAGATAAGAATAATTTAGGTTACTTAGGGGCAGATTACCAATTACGATTAGTTGCTCAAATACTTACTGATAGAAAATTTGGTGAATTAATAATCGACATATTGAACCCTAATTACTTTCAAGATGAATATGTTAGAATAGTTGTGGCGGCAATTAAAAACGCAAAACAAGTATATGATGTGTTACCAGATATGGGTAGTCTTGAAGCTAGATTATTAGATGAAATTTCAGGTGATGTTCAAAGAAGATATGCAATTTCTCAACTTAGAAAAATACAAGAAGCAAGTTTAAATGACACTATTTGGGTTCAAGACACTGCTATGCGTTTTTGTAAACAACAAGAACTAATAAAATCAGTACAAGAGATTAATAGAATCATTAGTAAGGGTGATAATGAAACTTATGAAGAATGTGCTATAATATTAAGAAAAGCGTTAGACCATGGTGATTCTAAGGATGATGGTATGGATATCTTTCACGATATTGAACATGTATTAGAGGATGATTTTAGAAAACCAATTAGAACTGGTATTCATGGTTTAGATGATATTATGGATGGTGGTTTAGCTAGGGGTGAGTTAGCGGTTGTATTAGCACCGTTTGGTGTTGGTAAAACAACCATGTTAACTAAAATTGCTAATACAGCAATGACTGATGGGTTGAAAGTTTTACAAATTTTCTTTGAAGATAACCCGAAAGTTATTCAAAGAAAACATTTAGCTTGTTGGTCTAAGATTAGTTTAAATGAATTGTCAACACACAGAGAAGATATTATGGATATTGTAACTGAAATGACAGCTAAAAAAGGTGTGTTAAAACTTAAGAAATTTTCTAGTGATGGTACAACAATACCAGTTATTAGACAATATATTAGAAAATTAACAGCGCAAGGGTTTAAACCTGATATTTTAGTGTTAGATTATATTGACTGTGTTGAACCATCTAGAACATTTAGTGATGTAAATGTAGGTGAAGGTAGTGTGATGAGACAATTTGAAACTTTATTACATGAATTAGATATAGCTGGATGGACAGCTGTACAAGGTAATAGAAGCTCTATTTCAGCTTCAGTTGTTGAGGCTAACCAAATGGGTGGTTCGATTAAAAAAGGGCAAATTGGGCATTTTGTTGTATCTATTGCTAAAACATTAGACCAAAAAGAAAATGGCACCGCTACTATGGCGATACTTAAATCTCGTTTCGGTAAGGATGGGGTTGTATTTGAAGATATAGTTTTCAATAATGCAACGATTCAAATTGATATGGGTGAAAAAGATAGAGGTCATACACGTGTAGAGTATAAAAAAGTCGTTGAGACACAAGAAAAAGCGAAAGCTAATAGAATAATGGATGCTGCTAAACAAAGAAAAAGTCTTTTAGGTGGTGTTTCAGATGAAGAAAACAATTAATAATAAAAAAAAAATAATAATAATGATTGAACCTATATTAAAAGAAAACGACAATAGATTTGTAATTTTTCCAATTGAACACCAAGATATTTTTGACATGTACTTAACCCAAAAAGCGGCTATGTGGACAGTTGAAGAAATTGATTTATCAAAAGATATTGAACATTGGAATAAAAAATTAAGTAATGATGAAAGATATTTTATTAAGAACATATTAGCATTTTTTGCCGCTTCAGATGGTATTGTAAATGAGAATTTAGCTATTAATTTTCTTAATGAAGTACAATATGCTGAAGCTAAATTTTTCTATGGTTTTCAAATTATGATGGAAAATATTCATAGTCATATGTATTCCTTATTGATTGACACATATGTAAAGGATATCAAAGAGAGAAATGAATGTTTCAAAGCTATTGAGTATATGCCACCAGTTAAGAAAAAAGCTGAATGGGCTCTTAATTGGGTTGATTCACCTAATTTTGTTGAAAGACTTATAGCATTTGTTGCCGTTGAAGGTATTTTCTTCTCTGGTAGTTTTTGTAGTATCTTTTATCTTAAGTCTAGAGGTTTAATGCCTGGATTATGTGATTCAAATGTTTTTATTTCTAGAGATGAAGCAATGCATGCTGATTTTGCGATACATTTAATCAATAACCATATTGTTAATAAACCATCTAAAGAAAAAATTAGAGAAATATTTTTATCTGCTTTAGTAATTGAAAAAGAATTTATTACTGAGTCATTACCTGTAAGTTTAATCGGTATGAATTCTGGATTAATGAAACAATACTTAGAATTTGTTGTTGATGGTTTGTTAGTACAATTAAAATGTGAAAAAGAATTTAACTCAAAGAATCCATTTGAATTTATGAATCAGATAGCATTAAAAACAAAACAGAATTTCTTTGAAGGTCGCTCAACTGAGTATAAAGCTGCAGATTTATCTGGTGCTATATCATTTGACGAAGAAATATAAAATATAAAAATAAAAAATATGCAAGTAATAAAAAGAAATGGTCAAAAAATTGACTTTAATCCGAATAAAATATTAATAAGAATAAAAAAACAATCATCAGGGTTAAAAGTTAACCCTGATGAGGTATTTTTAAAAGTTACACAGGGTATCGCTGACAATATGACAACAAATCAAGTTGATGATTTAATATCTGTTGTTTCTGAGTCTCTTTCAATGAACCACCCAGATTATTCAATTTTAGCTGCTAATATATCTATTAGTAAGTTACATAAAGAAACTGAGGATTCATTTATGAAAGCAACTAAAAAACTATATAATGCTGGGTTATTAAGTGATGTTTATTTTAATAAGGTAAAAGAAAATTACGAATTTATAGAAACAGTTATTGATTATAGTCGAGATTTTAATTTTGATTATTTTGGTTGGTGTTCACTAAAAGATATTTATTTACTTAAAATTGGTGATTTAATAGCTGAGAGACCACAACAACTTTATGTTAGGGTAGCGCTTATGGTTACAAACACGCCAGAAGATTTTATAGAAAAATATAATGATTTAAGTAATCAAAGAGAATCTCCAGCAACACCAATTAAGATTAATATTGGAACTAAAATAGGTCAAATAGCTTCTTGTAATTTATCTATCGTTCCAGATGATTCAACTGATGGTTTATTAGAAATGTTAGGTAGAATATCAATTTCTTCATCTAAAGCTGAGGGTATTGGTCTAGCAGTATCAAATATTCGTTCAAAAGAAAGTAACGTTGGTAAATCTAATGGTAAAGCTGGTGGTATTTTAAAATATCTTAAAGTTGTAAATGAAGCTCTTAGATTTTGGAATCAAAGGGGTAAAAGACCTGGTTCTTGTGCTGTTTATATAGAACCATGGCATAAAGATATATTTGATGTTTTAGATATGAGAAAGAAAACTGGTGATGAAAATCTAAGGGCTAGAGATTTATTTTCAGCACTTTGGGTACCAGATAATTTTATGAGAGCAGTTGAGGATAATGGTGATTGGTACTTATTTTGTCCAAATGATATTAAAGTATCTGGTTTAAAACCATTTTATGAGATTTATGGTGCTGAATATGAGGAAGAATATAATAAAGCTGTAGAACTAGGTATTGGTACTAAAATAAAAGCGCATGACTTATGGTTAAAAATACTTGAATCACAAATCGAGAGTGGTATGCCATATATGTGTTTTAAGGATTCTGCGAATATGAAATCAAACCAAAAAAATATGGGTATGATTCACTCAAGTAATCTTTGTGCTGAAATTATGGAAGTGACCGATGCTAAAACAACAGCTATTTGTACTCTTACAAGTATTCCACTTCAAAAGTTTATTAAAGATAATGAATATGATTATTTAGGTTTAGGTCGTGTTACTCGCTCAATAACTAAATCTCTTAACATTGCTTTGGAGATAAACGAGTATTCAACTATAGAAGGACGTAAAGGTGGTTTAGAACAAAGAGCTTTAGGAATTGGTACACAAGGATTAGCTGATGTATTTGCGTTACTTAAAGTAGGGTTTACATCACCAGAAGCTAGATTATTAAATAAGAATATATATGAAACAATATATTTTAATGCGTTAAGAGAATCTTGTGATTTAGCAAAAGAAACTGGTTTAACATATGATGGTTATGAGGGTTCACCAATTTCTAAAGGTGTATTTCAATGGGAAATGTGGGATTTAAAGGAAAGTGATTTATCTGGGATGCATAATTGGAAACAATTGCGTAAGGATATAATTAAATATGGTGTTAGAAATTCATTAGTTACTTGTGAACCACCAACAGCTAGTTCAGCTCGTGTTATTGGTTCTAATGAAGCTTTTGAACCATTTACTTCAAATTTATATGTTCGTAGAGTAACTGGTGGTGAATTTGCAATGGTAAATAAACACTTAGTTAGGGAATTAGAAGAAGCTGGAATTTGGGATAGACAAACACTTAATGAATTAATTAAAAATGATGGTAGTGTTCAGAATATACCAATTATTAGCGAAGAACTTAAAGATAGGTATAAAACTGTTTGGGAAATATCTCAAAAATCTTTAATTGAAATGTCAGCTGATAGAGGACCTTTTATCGACCAATCACAAAGTCTTAACATATTCTTTTCAACACCTACAGTAGGTAAATTAACTACCGCACATACACTTGGTTGGAAGTTAGGTCTTAAAACTGGTCAGTATTATTTGAGAAGCCAATCCGTTGATAATAAAGCTAAACATTTAGCGATTGACATGGATACTGTTAAAGTCGAAAAACCAATTGACAGTCAGTTTGAGTGTTTTGGTTGTTCATCATAATATAAAAAATAGATAAAAATAAATAGGACCCATAATAGGGTCCTTTTTTTATTTACCATATTTACTTATAAAAATAAAATATTATTATATTTATCTAATAAAGAAGGTATGGCAAAATATATAAATATAAATTATCCATTTAAAGATAGTCCTAAAGGGTTCTTTTTAGATTTAAATAGTGATGATGCATCAGCTATAAAAGCTGACCTTATGCATTTAATACTAACCAGAAAGGGTCAGAGACTATATAGTCCAGATTTTGGTACCGATTTGTTAAAATTTATTTTTGAACCTGAAGATGGGTTAACGCTTAATGGTATTAAAAGTGAAATAACTACAGTTGTTAAACGTTATCTACCAAAATTACAAATAGATGAGATAACAGTACTCCAATCAGACGAAAGCGAATATGCTGCGGTAGTAACGTTAAAATACACAATAACAGATGATGTCTTTACAACTACTGATATCGTAATAATAAATATATAATGGGAAATAATGGAATTAATTATACGTCACGAAATTTCGTAGACATACGTACAGATTTGGTTAATATGGTAAAACAATATTATCCAGATATTTTTGGTGATTTTAACGATGCGTCAGTTGGTATGATGATACTTGAACTAAATGCTGCTGTTGGGGATATGTTATCAGTCAATACTGATAGGATGTTTCAAGAAACACAAATAGATTACGCTAAAGAAAGAAAGTCAATATTAGCAATGGCTAGGACTTTCGGTTTAAACGTACCAGGCAAAAGGCCAAGCATAACAATAGTTGATTTCAGTGTAACTGTCCCAGTATTTGGTGATAGCTTTAACGTAGCATATGCTCCAATAATTAGAAGTGGCTCACAAGTAACAGGTGCTGGTAAAGTGTTTGAGGTTGAAACTGATATCGACTTTTCAAACCCGTTTAATATTAATGGAATTCCAAATAGAATAATAATACCAAATCTAGATTCAAATTCTAATTTGATTAATTATACGTTAACTAAGAGAGAGATAGTTAAAAATGGGACTTCTAAAGTGTTTAAAAGAGTAATTAGTAGTTCAGATGTTAAACCATTCTTAGAAATTATTTTACCAGAAGATAACGTTATATCTGTTGAATCGATAATAACACTTAATGGTACTAATTACTCTAAAATTCCTAATTTAGAAGATTTTACAAATTTAGATAATAGATGGTTTGAAATGGACGCACTAGCTGAAGATAAAGTTTTTATTGAAGATAACTCTATTATAAGTGATAACTCAAGTCTAAGACCAGGTAAATGGATATCTGTAACTAGAAAATTTATTAGAGAATACACTGATTTAGGTTTTACAAAGATAATATTAGGTGGTGGGACACAAGATACTAGTAGCCTTTGTGATTTTGATACAAATATTGCTTTAGTTAATCAAATTGGTGATTTTATTAATAATTTATCATTAGGTGTTACACCTAGCGCAAATACTACTATGTTTATTAAATATAGAGTTGGTGGTGGTTCTGATAGTAATGTTGGTCCAAATGTTTTAACTTCATTAGGTATTGTTAATATGAACGTTAATGGACCAGATGCTACATTAAATAGTGCGGTTAAAACATCTTTAAAAGTTAATAATACATTTCCAGCTTTAGGTGGTAAAGATACCCCAAGTGTTGAAGAAATTAGAAATTTAGTTAGATATAACTTTTCATCGCAAAACAGAGCAGTAACAATAAAAGATTACCATACAAGAATTGCTCAAATGCCAGGTAATTTTGGTGTACCTTTTAGATGTGGTGTTTTCGAACAACAAAATAAAGTTAAAGTATATGTTTTAAGTTTAGATTCAAGTTCAAAATTAACTAATTCTTCTACTAGTATCTTAAGAGATAATATATCAACTTATTTATCTGAATATAGAATGCTTAATGATTATGTTGAAGTAACAAACGGTAAAATAATAAATTTATCGTTTCAGGTAGATTTAATGATTGATAAAAAATTACCACAAGCTCAAATAATGGGTCAAGTTATTAGTGTTGTTGAACAATATATGAATATTAATAAATACCAAATGGGTGAGAATATATATTTATCTTCACTTATTGAATTAATTAACAATGTAGGTGGAGTTTTAAACGTTGTTGATTTAAGGATTTATAATAAAATTGGTCAGGGTGTGTATAGTCTTAACGAAATATCGCAACCATATATCAATTTAACGACTAGACAAGTTAATATTTCTGATTACACCCTTTTTGGTGACCCAATTAGTATGTTTGAAATACGTAGACCAAGTGTGGATATTATTGTTAGGGTTAAATAAGATTTCCTTATTTAAAAAATGTCTTATATTAAAAGAAAAACACGTATATGGGTTGTAATTGTAAAAATGAAAATGGAAGTATTGAGGATTTGTTAAATAACAATGAACCAAGTAAAAAATTAAATATCGTACAAACAATAATTAAATATTCACTAAAAATATTAGGGTTTTTAATTATGTTAGTGTTTTTACCAATAATTAATCTAGGAATAATCTGGATAATTTTTAGGACTTTAATTTTAAATAAAAATGTTGATTTTAAACCTTTATTAACTAAAATTGGTGGACTATTTCAATCTAAAGAATATGATGACGATGACGACGATGATGATGAAGAATATAATGAAGATAACTTCACAATGTTAAACGTTGAAGATATAACAAAAAAAAGTAAATAAAATATGGCTGATACCATTAGAATAAGAACAACACCAAACGGTGAGGATAAATATATTAAAATTAACGTAGAACAAAAATTTGATTTTATTGAGGTTTTGTCGTTAAAATTATCCCAAGAAGATGCCTATAGAAAATTCTGCTCAGATTACGGTGTAATTGTGGGTCGAGTTTCCGTTAATAATGGTTTTGGTGTGCCTAATGCTATGGTTAGTGTTTTTATTCCGTTAGATGATATTGATAAAAATAACCCTGAAATAAAGGGGTTATATCCATATGAGATAATAACAGACACTAATAGTAATGGTGTTAGATATAATCTTTTACCTAAAGAAGGTAATAAGGGGAATAAATGTAGTACACCAATAGGTACATTCCCGAATAAACGTGAAGTTTTAGATAATGAAATTTTAACAGACATTTATAGTAAATATTATAAATTTACCACTACAACAAATCATGCTGGTGATTATATGATATTTGGTGTACCCTTAGGTAACTACACAGTACATGTAGATGTTGACATTTCTGATATTGGAATAATTTCACAAAGACCTTATGATTTAATCAGTCAAGGTACTCCTACATCAATGTTCGGTAGTTCAACTAAATTTAAAGGTAGTAAAAAAATAGATACGTTAATACAAGTTAAAACTTTTAATTCAGGCGTTAACGTACAACCATTTTGGGGTGACATTGAAAATTGTGATATTGGTATTAATAGATTAGATTTTGATTTAAATTATAATATAACACCATCAGCAATTTTCATTGGTAGTATATATGGTGACCAAGATAAATATAGTATTAGTAAAAATTGCCGTCCAAGAAATAACGTTGGTAATTTATGTGACCAAGTATCTGGACCAGGCTCTGTTAATATGATTAGAAAAACTTTTGATGGTAAAATTGAACGTTTTGATGTTGATGGTGGTAGAGTAATAGATGATAACGGGGCATGGGCTTATCAAATACCAATGAATTTAGATTATATGATAACCAGTGAGGATGGTACCTTAATATATTCACAGGACCCAAATATTGGTATAGCAACAAGGTCTAGTGTTAGATTTAACATTGGTATGGATGATAGTGGTGGTGATGGTAGACTTAGAACTAGGGCTAGATATTTAGTACCTAATAACCCAACAGATGTTTCACAAATTGATTATGAATTTGGGGTTAACACTAAAGAAACTAGTTTCAGAGATTTATATTGGAATAAAATTTACTCAGTTTCAAATTATATATCTAGATTTCAACCAAATAACGGTGTGGAAAATAGGAATATTACTGGTATTAAAAGTGTGGATGAATGTGCTGGTGATAAAACACCATTCCCATATAATAGAGTAGATACTAAGGGTAACCCTATATTTAGTATTATCTGTATTATCATAAATATAATAGTATTAGTAATATCGATAATTAATAAATTTATAATACCTGTAATTAACGGTATTATATCGGTATTTAATTTTTTATTCGAAAAACTTTGTGGTATTAAAATATTTAGAACAAGAATTTTCGGTTTTGCTTGTAAACTAATAATAGATTATCTTACTTGTATTCACATAGAATGTGATAAAACTAACTATGCCCCATCATGTAGTGGTAGGGGTTATGATGAATTAGAAAAATTGGGATTACCAGTTAAAAAAACTGGTTTAGCTGATTGTGAAGCTTTTGAAATTGCTAAAATTCTAAACTTATTTAAATTTGATTTTTATAATGACTGGGTACATGGTTCACTTTCTTCTTTTCTACTAAAATATAAAAAGACTAAAAATAAAACTAAATTTTGTGATTATGATTGTGATTCGTCTGATAATAGGTGTGATAATAGTTATTTATTAGATAGTTGTTATGATAATAATAATAATTCTGAAAATAAAAGCTATTCAATAAAGATAAATGAAGGTTTAATTAAAAAAAATAATAACCAACTATATTATGCGGCTACTACACGTAATGCTACTAATAAAATGTTTGCAACTGAAATAGTAAATTTAGGTTCCGTATTTGATTGTGACTGGCAAGGTATACCTAAAATAAGTGATTTATTAATACCTACAACATATAAAATACCACCAGATACTGAAGAATTTGATGAGACTAATACAATTGTTGAGACTTGTGGTATGGTTAAGATAAATAGTTCTAGTAGTTTATTTTTTAGTGTTAACTGTGTGGGTATTGATGTTACTTATGGTGGTTGTTTAAATCTAAGACATATATGTGAAATGGGTGTAAATATTGATGAAACTGATTTTGATGTTGCTGGTAATGTTATACGAGCAAGTGATTGTATAATAGGTTCTAACGATATTGACAGTGATAGAGGTAAATGGTTTAGAGATGTATTTTATGGTCTAAACAAATACACATCAACACCTTGGATTGGTTTAGATAATTTGACAATACCATCAAATGGTTACGCTACAAATTTTAACACACAAAACATATCAACATATGATTTTGCTAGTACTGTTAATAACGGGGTTGATTATATTAATTTCAGGGGGTACCCTACTAATGGTGCGTCAGCATTTGGTCAAACTAAAAATTCATATTATTTCTATTTTGGTCTAGAGCCAGGAAAAACAGCTATCGATAAAATGAATAGTAAATTTTTCTCTGAGTGTGAGGTTATTTCTGAAAATGATGTTTTAATTGATTCATCATCAATACCAGATAGTAACTTAGATAACACAGGTTCAATTACGTTTACATTTGTTGGCGGTAACCCACCATTTGACTATACGATAGTTGGTCCTAATAATTATTTAATTATTGGTACTAGTGTAATTAATCAAACAACAACTATAAATAATTTAGCTGCTGGTGTTTATACAATAAGTGGTGTCGGTGTATTTGGTATTCCAATATCTGAAATCATTACAGTTTATGGACCTCAAGCGTTAGCTGCAACTGCTATAGTTTCAAAATCTTCAACAACGGATATTAGTAATGATGGTGAAATAACAATCACTAATGTTATTGGTGGTGTATCACCTTATACTTATACTTTATTAGATTATGCTATACCATTAAATCTTGGAGCTATTATAGAGGGACCTTCACTATTAAATACTCCTAAAATAATACAAAACCTAGAAGTAAGACCTATTAATGGTTATACTGTAATGGTTACGGATAATGTAGGGACAAACATTTTTATTTCTGGTTTAATAGTTACGGGTTTACCAATATTAGGTGCAACATTTGTAGTGGTTAATAATGAATGTTTTAATAGTTTTAGTGGTGAAATATCAATGACGATAAATGGTGGTCAATTACCATACACGATAGAAACAACAGGGCCTGATAATTATTCAACTAGTGTTGCTAATCTTAAACTATTAGTGAATGGTTCCTACGTGACTACAATTACTGACTCACTAAATAATTCAATTCAATATACTAATACTATAACATCAATTGGTAATACTGAAATAACATTAAACTTGGCATTACCAAGTGTTTTAAGGAAACAATGTAACCCATCGTATCATACTATTACAACATATGTTTCATATAATACCACACCACCATCTTTCGTTAATTTTAGTTATTTAGATATTGATGATGTATGGCAACCATTAACACAAGTTACTTATGTTAATAGTAGTACACCAGTTATATTTACCGTTCCATCTATTAACGCTAACAATGGTCTTACTATTGCGGTTAAAGTTGGTAACTGTTATAGTGAATCACAATTTATTACTTTAGGTGATGTCGAGAAACCAATAACAACCTTAGCTGGTAACATTTCAAAATCAGGACCATCTAGTGGTGTATATACTTATGTGGTGACTAGTAGTGGTGGTATTGGTGGTGTTTTCGGTGTTGGTACCTTTACAAGTACTTTAGCAACATATACAGCTACACTAACTGATAGTGTTGGGTGTCAAATAACAGTAACTATATAATATGGATAGGATAAAACAAAAACTAGGGGTAGAGATATCAAAACAGTCGGTAAATAAAGACACATTTTTAAAGTTAAATATTGAAAATAGTAGTAAAATATTACCAACAAATGATATTAATAAAGTGATAAATTTAGGTGATAGATTTAACGTAGAAAGACAAAGAAGTTCGTTTTATAGAATATTAGGTACAATAAACCCAATAATGTCTAATGTGTTATTTAATTTAAACGATATTAACTTTGCTAATAAACAAACATTTGCTGGTTTTAATGATTATAGCTTTTTAGATGCGTCATACCCAAAAAATAATAATTTGTCTGATTTAACAGATATTAATTTTTTAGATTCTATCAGTAGTAATTTAAAAGAAGTTAATGGTTGGTTTGGTTATTTTAACCCAATCAAAAGTAATGTTGGTTTATGTGATTTTTTCGATATGGAACCTAGTAGAGAACGTTTTTCATTCATCCCAGATACTAAACCATTTTCAGGTAGTTTGACACCAGTTAAAAATTGGGAGTTAACAATAACATATCCAAGTAGTACAGATTCAACACATAATATTGTTAATGGTGGTTTATTAATAATTAATGCTTTATCAGTAACCTCATCAACAAGAACGATGGTAGCTTTCGGTGTCGCATGTAAACATAACTTAAGTGTTGGTACTACGGTTAAAATAACTGGTACGACTGGTTATGATGGTTCTTATGATGTCGTTAGACTTGGATTAGATAATGGTGATTTGATTGATTATTATTTTGTTATTGATTTACCACCAACAGGAATTATAGATGGGAGTTCTAGAATGGTTAGGGTATATGGTGGTCAAGATTCTGAATATTATTTTAGGAAATTTAGAAAAATTAAAACTAGGATTACAAACGTAATAGGAATAGACGATTATGAAACATATAAATTATCTTTTAGTGAGAATTCATTCAGTGATTCAATCTCTCAATTTGTTTTTAATGAAGATATCGATATATCAGAATTAACTGATAATCTAGGTAGACCATTAACGGAATTATATTTAACCACTATCAAAACTGATAGTGATAGTTTGTTTAGTAGTGTTTCATCGGGTATTGATACACCGTTTATGGATATTTTAATTAGTAGTAACAATACTAACCCACATTTAAGAAATGTTCCAGTAATAAATAGGATACATAATGGTACTACACCATTTACCTCACACATACCATTAGAAACGAATATTAATATAAATAACGTTGAATTTTATGGTGATTTAGTTGAATTTAATAAATTTGAAGTAAAAGAAACAGTGTTAATTGATGTTACACATAGGTTTAATACAAATAATAGGGAAACTGGTGCTAATATTAGTTATGTTTCTGTTATAGGTGAATCACCAATAACTACAAATATTGATTTAGGTCCAAGACAAGAGGGTTACGTTTATAAACCACATTCATTAATAACGATTAGGAGTTTATCTAGTTATATTGAACAAGGTGATACTAGTGTAGTGGGAATACCAGATTATGCGACTGATTTAGGTGATGGTAGATTTTTATGGCGAGACATATTAGATATTGGTTTTAATGAAAATGGTAGTACTATTATTGACTATCCATTTTTAAATGGTTGTCATTACATGTATCAAAATAGTCTTTTTTATGTTAAAAGACAGGATGCATTTAGTCAATGGGGTTTATTTTACAGTAAATTTCCAGCTGACCCAATTGGTGAGCAAATTATAAATAACTTTACAATTAATTCAGAAAATAATGTTTGTTAAATATCAAATTAATCTATCAACAGTACCTAGTGGAACTACAGCGACAACAATTAATGTACCTATTAATATGGATTTCCATTTTGTGGGTCAATCTGAAGAAATTGAAGAAAAATTTGTAGCAGTAGAAACAGAAAAAGCCATCAACCCAATAATAGATTATGAAAAGGTAAGGGTAACACCAACAGATTTAAACGGTATAATTACTAGTAAAATAAGGTATAATGTTAATTTAAATGGTAATACCAGTTACGGTTCAATTGGATTCAGCGATGAAGATATTCGATATGAAAAAAACAATTTTAAACAAACGTTTTTAAATTTAAATTTTTACGACACGGATAACCCAATGAGTCAAATATTAGTTTCTTATATAACACTTTTTTCATATTTGAAACCTACAGATTTACATCAAAAAGGTAGTACTTCTAGAAACTACGGGACAACTAAACCAGCTAATGAGATATCATTAAATTTTGATGTTGAAAACCCAGTTTTAAACTTTAATAGTTTATCTGAAGGTTATCACCTATATGATTATAAAGATGAATTAAATATTGGTGAAACTAAGTATTTATATATGAGGGCAAGTTTTAAAAACGCTAAATCAGGTAAAAGTGACAATTTAATGATACAAAGCGAACCAGATACGATAGATAAGATAATACACAAGCTTTATACACGATATAAGCTAACAAGAACGACAACTGGGTATTACTACTCAATAGATGATAGTTATTCATCTAACGTTACATACACGACAAATAACAATGGAAATGACATAACTGTTAATCTATATCAATTAAAAGTATTATAATGGAATTGATTAAACGTAAAATATTATTGGAAGATAGTATAGATAGAAACTACGATAGCTTAACTTGGGGTCAAGTTACAGCAACAACATTCTATATTAATGTTATGGTTACTCAAAATATTGATAATATGGGTATGTTTAAAGATATCACATTTATTGAGAATATTACGGGTCAAACAATTACTAACTTAACTGAAACTGAAAGATTAACATTAAGATTACCATCTAAAACAATAGATAAGTATTATACTTTTGGTAATAGTATTATAACTGGTGCTACTGATAGTAAAATTGAAGATGTTAGGTCTTATAATGCGGTTACACCATTTATACCTAACTTTGATATAAATAAGAGTGAATATTTAAACTATAATAATATATTAGTCAATGGTGTTGATAGGGTTAAATCATTAGATGAACCAAAAATATATGTTTTTGATACTGACGATAATTTAAATTTAGGTACTATAAACCAAACGTCTGGGTTAAAATTTTCAGATTATAGCGGTATCACTAGAAATGTTACTATTAATGATACTAATGTTAATATACCATTAACTACTGTTAGTTATATTGGTGAGGGTTTCAATGAAACGAATACCTCACTATCTGCATCTATTAAAGAAGAATATTTATTTGGAATTATTTCTCCACCAGAAGTGGAAAACCAAGTATTTATAGATAGAGGTGTAGTATCAATAATGGATATGCATTTAAGGTTATCCGAAATAAAAGATTTAGGTCAACTAAGCCGTTATGGTAATGGTTTTTATAAAATAAATAAACAATAAAATAAAATATTATGAGTCAAGGAACATACGGTACAATAAGACCAGCAGACATTACACCAGCAGATGTGGAGATATTTTACCATTTTACACCATCTAGGAGTAGTATTGGTAATACTATGTTACAAAAATTAGACCCAAATGAGGTTTTAATAAAGATGGATAACCCTAATAAAGTACAATCTAACGTAACAGGTACTGAAATTTTTGGTGGTATGTATACGTTAAAATTACCTGTAAGTGTGTTCGGAACTAAAGGTTTTTATACCATAATGATTAAACCAATAGAAATTCGTACAAAAATTACTGATGTTGGTGTGTTATCAGCATATCCTGACATTAAAGGGATTGTATTTGATATTGCAACACTACCAACTGGGTTTTTAAATAATTTTGAAAATAATGGGTTAGTTGGGTATAGAATTGAGTATTTAACGCCAAATTCATCTAGTTCTGACGCTAAAGTTAATAATTTTTTTAGAATTATAACATCTAATAATAGAGCTGAACCAGTTAATCAAAACTTAACTAATACTAACCAAAAAGCTATAAGATATAGGTTTAACGACAATTCAACATTAACATATTGTACTGTAACGCCAAGTTCAACATCTAACGTTAAAGCAAATGTTTTACCATTTATAGGTCAACCAAATCAAGAGGTGATAATTACAAATACTTTTTTTAATCCAATTATGATTGAAGTAGAAATGGTACAACATGATATTGAAACTATTGCGTATTCTTTATTTGGAAATCAAACTAAATCCCTTGATGATGGAATTTATACTATTTATAATTTTAATAACGATATTTATAAACAATATAACTTGTATGAAATCAAAGACGTATATAGTGGTACGCCATTATTTGAGGTAAGAGAAGAAAGAGCAAGTATTGATTTTAATAAAACATTTACTAATATAACAACAATATAAGGAACAAATAATGAGTAATTCTAAAATTAAGGTAGCTGGTTACGCAAAAAGAGAACTTTTTGGTAATGGTATTGAATATCGTCCATTTTCACCAGATTTAGTTGGTGTTCAAATAGCTAGTGATGGTGGTACACCCTTATTTACTATGGGTAATTTTAGTATTACTACTAATATGGACCCAAAAAGTGATAAGAATTTTGTAACTAATAATTTTTCTAACTTTACTACATTAACTGATTTAGATTTAACATTAATTAACCAAAATAATCTTTTAAGAGATAAATATGGCGTAATTCTTAATTTAAATAATAATAATTTAGATAATTACGCTCTTTTTGGTTCATTAAGTGAATTTATTAGAGTGTCGTTAGAGAATATTATAACAAAATGGCCAGCATCATTATTTGTTAATACAACAACTTTTTCTACTGATGGTTATATTATTAATGGTGATACTTATAACAATTATTCATATGATAGTTTAAGTGATTCGTCAAGTTTTAGAGTTAATACAACATTTATTAATAATAAGTTCCAATTAAATATACTTAAAAATGGAACAATATTAGATACTTTTAATGTAAGTAATACTTTAAGAAATGTTACAGTTAATTATACTAACTACTCAATTTTATTTAATAACGTTGAATATAATGTTGTTGGGTTTACTGGTGCAACTTCAGATATTAATGACTATATTTACTTAAAAGTTAAAGGTGACCCATTTTCTGGGCAACTATCAACAATAGAATACCATATTAAACCTAATAAAATAAATGAAGAAATATTTTTTAGTGAAATACCAAAATTTGAAAAATACTTATTAAATCGTTTAATAACGCCAAAATATACTGCAGAATTTAATTATAGTTTAAAATCTGATACTGGTATATTGTTATACAGTACAGAATCGGTTACTTGGCCAACAAGTGATGGTTATAATATTGATTTTGATACTACAGCTTACACGGATTATGCTATTAAGTTAGTTGAAATTTCAACTAATAATGATTTATATACTAGCGATTTAATGAATAGATTTTTAGTGTCTGAATCAATATCATCTTTTGATACAGCACCCGTTAATTTAGGTTATTTAGACCAAGATTCTACGGGTCAAAAAATGAATAAAACGCTACATATTTATGGTAGAAATTTTGACGAGATAAACAAATATATAAAAGGGATTTCATTTTCAAATGTTGTTACGTATGATAAACAAGATAACACACCAGATATATATTTAAAAAATTTAGCTAGTGTTTTAGGTTGGGATTTAATTTCATCGGTTGTTGAAAATGGTTTATTATCAAGTTATGTTACATCAACAAAAAGTACTTATTCTGGACATACTGTTGGATTAACAGCTATTGAGGCAGATACTGAATTATGGCGAAGATTAATTTTAAACTCACCTTGGATATGGAAATCAAAAGGTACCAGAAAATCTATAGAGTTTATACTTAAATTTATTGGTGCTCCAATTGGGTTATTAACATTTAATGAATATATCTATAAAGGTGATGGACCAATAGATATAGATTTATTTAAAAAAGTTTTAGTACTAAATGGTTTAGATAGTGATGATTTATCTATATACCCAATTGATTCTGATGGTTACCCATCTCCATTAAGTGACTCATCAGACATGTATTTTCAAAATAACGGTCTTTGGTATAGAGAAACTGGTGGTAGTAATGCCACTATTGATATTTTAACTGGTAATAACCCACACTTAGGACCATATGATGGTGGTTTTAAATATATAAATCAATTTAAATCGTTAATTCCTAATTTTTCAGCTGTAACTATTACTTCTGAAACTTTAACAATTAATTCAAGCAATTTATATATAAATAATGAATCAGGTACGTTTAATAAATCGGTAGAAAATTCAATATTGGATAGTGTTATTTTTACAAGTGTTAATGGTCGTAATATAAGTACTTGTTATGATTTTAACGCTACAGTTAAAATAGACCCATTACCTACAGAAATAAGTAATAAATGTGGTTGTATTACTGGTGAAATTGATAAAATTATGAGTCTTTGTATAGTACAAAAAGAACAGAATAATTCACAATCTACAATTTGTACGGATAAAATGATTAAGGTTACTGAAGATAATGAAAATGGTGTTTATATTTTTGATTATTACCAATATAACCCAGATGGTTCGATATTCCCAAGTGGTGGGGAACCAATACCTAATACTTCAAATTATGTAACTTCTGGTTGTTGTGAATATATAGGTGGTATACCAATGTATACTGAGATGTTTGAAAATAATGTGCTGGTTAATGCTGGTTATTTTTGTCAAATTAAAGGGTTTGTTACTAATAACATAATAATTGCTAATAATGATATGGCATCGACTGTTAATGGTAGTTCTGGTGGTCAATCATTAAATAATGTGTTATCTAACGATACGGTAAATGGTTCACCAGCAACACTAAATGATGTAACACTTACTCAGATAAGTACTACAAATTACAATGCGAATATTAACGTATTAGATGGTTCTGTTAATGTTAATAGTGGTAGTAATGGTAGTTATACGATTGTATATGAAATATGTCAGATTGATAATATAACTAATTGCGCAACAGCAACAGTTAATGGTAATATATTTACTAGTGCAATAGTGGCTACTAATGATTCTGGTAACCCTGTTACTGGAACAACTGGTGGTGTTTCAGTTTCAAATGTATTAATAAATGATACACTTAACGGTAATCAAGCGACATTATCGAATGTTACTTTAACACAAATAAGTACAACTAATAACGGTGTTAACCTTAATGTTAGTAATGGTTCGGTTAATGTTAATAGTGGTGTTCCAGTTGGTGATTACGTAGTTTATTATCAGATATGTGAAATAGGTAACCCTACTAATTGTAATACCGCTACAGTAACAGTACCAGTTAAACCAGAAGATGCACCATTTGTGGTGGAAGCTGATTATATGGTATTAACTTATGAGTTTACAGATGGTCAAGATTTAGATACGAGAACAAGAGTTATAACACCAATTATTGGTCAAACAACAACTTGTGAATATGTTGGATGGGATAAACGTAATTCATTCCCAATTAATAATACTTGGTCATCAACAGTAATCCCAACTGATTATTTAGTTGATTGGGCTGGTGATAATACTGGGAATGGTTTTGAGTCTGTTTTAATCAATTTAAAACAAATAAGGTTGAATAACCCGACTCAAAATGAGTTAGTTGTAGATTGTAGAGCTTTTTGGTATACAACTAAAGGTAATAACCCAGTTAATGTAAAAGCAACGTTCTATCTAGGTGGTACAATGGTTAAAGGTACACCAGCGACATTTAAATATACTAATACTGGTTATACCAGTACTTTTGAGTATTTAGCTACAGGTGTAGAGGTAACTGAACTTAACACAGCATTTTCACAAATTAATGGTCAAAGAATAACAACATTTAACTA